GGAATTCCTTGGGACTTACGTGATCCAGTTGTAGAATCATACTACATGCAGTTTGCGAAAACTATTGATGAAATTTTTATTTTTGTTTATGTTAGCTATGGCGGAAACTATTTTAAAAGAAAGAAAAGAAATTGAAATGAGTATAATGTTTTTGGTTAGTAAGATGATTGAGCAAAAGATTGTGCAGAAGAGAAGACTAAGCACATGTTGACTGTCATTGACCAGGTGATCGTGGCGGTTACGCCGTAGACATAACCATTAGTGCGTGTTATCGCGTTCTCAAGAGTGGGGTATAACGTGCCAGTGGGAGTATCCCCGCCACCAATAGTAACATCGGCTAAGAGCAGGTAGGCTGTAAAGCCGTCATCGACAGCTACGGCATTGTCCACTGACGTATTATTTAGCAAAAGATTAGCTAACGTCACATTAGTCCACGTGTTCTGAGCTAAAGATGAAGAGGCACTAAAGACAACTTTGAAAATGTCGCCTGTCAGCGTGCCAGCTGGTAGAGCATTGGCTACGCCGTCCAATCCAACGCCTTGGCTGACCAAGGAGCCTAGGGCCGTAGCCCCAGCAGTTGATGCTAGAGCAGTGCGACCGAAAGTGTATCTATTGAACTGACCGCGCGCCACTGGAAGCACTCCAGCTCGAGGGTTCACACATAGTTCTTTAAATGTGATATCGTAATCGATGAGTACATACCCGGGCGAATTGGTTGAATTTGTTTTAGAAAACAAAAAGACCGAACCAATCGCATCTTCAGTTATATCTGAGTTCAGACCGAAAGCTGTTGATTTCCATTCAGGGATAGGATTCACTATGAGCGAGTGATTGGTCCACTGAGGACCAATAATCGTGTTGGAATCAGACAGTACGAAGGGTAAGAATGATGTGTTACTGAAATCAGGAGCTGGTGATTTACGATCACGTTCATAATAGAACAGAATATCGCCAGCCTGACTTGTCGGGGAACTTGTAATGTAGTGAACGATCATTTTGTTCACCTTGAAATGTGCGTACATCTGAGCGTAATTACGCAAAATTGATGAAGGCAACACGCACGGGGTGAGAGGCATTCCGCCAATCAACTCCCAATTTGTAATTGCAGCAGCCGTTGAACCTAAATTGAACGCGAAATCGCGCCCAACAATGGTGGCCCCGTCCGCGGTGTTGCGGACCGAAGCCTTGGAACCACGAATCGTGTTTCCAATAGCCACTGGTGCTGTATTGATCGTTGAGACTGGGCCAAAAGTCGTCTTCGGTGCGTTCTGTCGACGCTTAGACATTTTCTTAGGCTTAATCACTTTTACCATTTTAATTCGCTATAACGACCACTTTATTGGTCGCTTTGCGAGTTTTATTGTTTTTATTTTTAGGAGGGTTATACTTTTTGTGAACTTTTTGTAATTTTTCAGTTTTTTGTATGTTTTTCTTTTTAAGTGGTTTATATAATTCTTGTTTTGTTTTAACTGGTTTGTTATGCATCCATGACAGTGGTTCCATGAGTCCTGGGTCCTTTAGACCACCAGACCACGAAGAATACCCCAAATTAGAACTATCAGCCAATGACCCACTTGGGGCGGCTGGTTCAATTGCAGTACCGCTGGGACTGCTATCGTTGGGTTCTTCGCCCGGGTTGTATACTAAACCCGGCTCGGGAGGCTGCCTCAGTTTCGGTTTTTGTCCACCGAACATAGTACTGAGCACCGCCATCGCGCCAGCTGAGTAGCCAATGAGGCCACCAAGCGGCAGAAGAAATGCCATTTTGTTGCGTGCAAGTTTGTTGCCGTGTTTTACGATGTTTCCGTAGACTCTGCCACGAATCCCCAACTTATTAGTTTGGTCGTAAAATTTATTATCAGCGGTTTCCAGTTGTTGATCATTAGTTGCGAGAGCGTACGCAGTGTCATGATCACGACAAGCGGAATCCAGTGCTCCATTAGGAACCGTCGCGCCATCGGCAACACTAGGCTGGATCCGCCCATCAGAATAATACATCCCACAATAATTTGTAGTAAAATCCATTTATACATATATGAGAAGATAGATTTGTTTATTTATTTATTTTTCCGCCTTTGGACGACCTGATTACAGGTCTTTCGTAGTGAACATTTCCAACAGACTGTAGTCCACACAGTCCGTCAGATTATTAGACAAAACTGAGAGCAATTGCTCCTCAGCTTCACGGGCTGTTATACCGTACCTTTCTTCAAAAAATGAATAGGTGTCTTCAGTGGGTTTATGGTTAGAAGCGGCCAAACTTTTGTAGACCGATCTGTCGTCAACATACTTCTTTTTTGCTGTTTTCTTCAGCAAACCCAACTGATGTTTCGCATAAGCGCTCAAAACAGGGATATACCCCGCTTCGACGCGCAATCCTAACAGCATCCCTTTAACTTCGCCAGTATCTAGTTTCCTTAAGGAAAAACCAATTTTCGGTAACCTCTTACCAATCTTAGGGCCCAGGACGAAACCGTCTGCCACTGGCCAGAACAACGAAGAACAATATTCAACCTCATGCCACTCATGTTTTATCTTCAACTTAGTGGTGAAACCAAGTTTTTTGTTGGTTTCGAGGATGTATTTTTCCAAATTCGCTTTGCGCTCAGGGGAAATTATCCCCTGAATAACGACTAAATTATCGTCACCATGAACTAGGATGCGAAAGTCTCGCAATCCAAAACTATGAAGAATATAAGCAGTTTTAACTCCATTTAAGTAGGAATTACTAACTGAGGTTGTGGGTGAACCACTGGTCATCGTATAATTGACGGAGTATTTGATGCCGTGGCTACTATAACCTTGAATTTTCTTCATTGAGGTGCTGGCTAAAGCTGCGTCGCCGTAATCCTTAATGTTACAACGGTTGAGGACGCCTTCGAACAAGGTGAAACATTGTTCGCCCTGATGCGCGTCGTACCGGCTTTCGTCCATTTCTAACAAAGTGACATCTTGGTCACCAAACTGGCCCCTCCAGGTGCCAATTTCCTCAGCCGTCATGCCAGCTGTATAGGTTATATAGTAATTAGGATTCCAAAGCTTTTTAAGCTGAGCGGAAACCTGATGGACAAAAGGGCCGAATGAAGCATTTAGCCTATCTTCGTTAGCTTGTATAGCCCTAGGATCGAAATCTTCGGGTACAAGACCACCTTTCATAGTGAGTTCGCGTTTAACGAACTGTTTACGTTTAAAATCGCCTTTGTGCAATGGAGTTGTTTTTAGGGACTCCCAGGCAACCTCTTGCGCTGTGCGCCGACCTTTGACGAAACGATCATTCCAAACTTTGAAATCACCGTCTAGGTCTGTACTGTCTATAGATTTAAACTTAACACGCTCTCTCAATGACCACAACTTTAGAAAATCCCAAGCCTCAGCATCGGGCTCAGGAACTTCCATAAGCGCTCGATTGGCTAAACTAACAGCTTCATTATTAATTGAAGCGTAGGGGACTACTGGTATGTAGTTCGAGAACGTAGTACAGATCGGATAAAACTGAGGCTTATCCTCAATTTTCTCTCGATCGACGCGCGCTAGTGTTGCGCCTTTGCGAATTTTCGACAAATTCTTATAACTTTCCAAGCCGGGTAGCCCATTGGGCCAAGCCTTAACGGCATCGAAAGTCGGACCCGGTTGAGATGATCTGTCTCTCTCATACGAGTCCACGGTAACACTCCCAACAGTTTGGACATTCATTTGTCCTGGTAGGGTGTCACTAAATGACATGTTCTTTCCGCAAAATGGTAACCAATCGAAGATACTATCAAACGATCGGAGCGACATTATATTATTGAGTTGTTCGTATAATTTGATCTTACTTGGTGTGCATAATCTGTTGAAAACGGTAATTTCATCCTCTAAACATAACAAGAAAGCCATTGCTGATCCGTAGATACAGCAATCCAATCTCATTGAATTGGGGATAGAAATTTTCTCGGACCTCACAAGAGTTTGCATGGTGTTTAAACATTTCTTTAAACCAGCCTTGTCGCGAGATATTCCAACCATTTTAATTGCAACTTGTTCAACCAAGCCCTTTGGTAAAAGGATGTATTTGTCGGTCTCATTGCTCAACCACATGTAACTACCAAAACTCTTGATTTTGGCAGATCGCATCTTGAACACGTCCAACATAGGTTTGAAAGAGGTTTCGTCCCCTAATGTCAGGACACCAGATACATTTCCATGATGATCGTTGCGTCTAAGACTTGAAATTAGAGACATGGGCATATCAGAATCTATGCTGATTTTGCCTACCAAATGCTTTGGCACGGACGTGAATTTATATAACCAACTATCGCCCATAGGACGACCTTCCCAACACATCGCTTCACCTTTGTACTCAAAATAAGTACTGGTCAACCAATGGCATGGGTCGTGAGAATAGGAAGTTAAATTACCTGTCACTTTCATGTCAACAACTAATGAGTCATTGCGTACAGAAGTTTCATAATGAGATTCAATAAAATCTCCATTGTCATGAAACGAACCGTATAGTTTGTCGAATTTGTGAGCTACAGCGAACAAGGTTTTCTTTTTACTTTTCAAAATCAATTGCAAAATGCGCACTGGTGATAGATAATATATCGAGTGCACAGACATATAAACATCGGGAGTTATTAAACAATCCTCAGCCTTTTTGTCGCAATAATTTGATTTCGCATAGTAATGACCTCGTCGCAAGACATCACTGGAACTTATTATGGGATTGCACGAGTGAATTTTGGTTCGCTTATTAGCTGCATGCCTATTAGCGTTCCCACCGATATCAGTTATACTGACGTCGGCGCCACATTGTGCGTAGATTTGTTCCACTACTAAAGTTTCGCAGATAGCTCGTTCAGTCGCACCCAATGGGTGGTCGTGAGGGTGCCCTTCACCAAATTTGAAAGTCCACTCAGGAAACTTGTCCTGAAGTGTTTTCAATTGGTTAGGAGTAACCCTATGAGTTCTGCGAAACACGCGTGCGGGGTTAGCCGCACGCTCCACCTTTGGTTTGGTGACCGGATTTGCACCGGATTTTGGGGGAGAGCTACCTCCCTTCATGGCCGCTTGGCCTTTCCCAGGTTTAGAACCCGGACCCCCTTTTGAGGGCTTCGCACCAACACTAGTAGCAGGATTACTAGAGGTGGATTTACTCTTTTTGATCGCTTTACCAGAACGATTTGCCATCTTTGATGACTTATCCGTCTTGACGGACTCCTGCTTTGAAAATTTC